ATTTATGAAGGTTACTGGTTCTATTATACATCTTATTATGCAGATTATAATGGAGATGGTGACTATTATGGAGAAAATGAATATGTTGGATACTCTACTAATTGGGGTCCCGGCGATATTGAAGAGATTGGATGGAGGTTAGAAATATGATGTGTTGCATAGACTGTGAATGTTGTGAGAAATGTGATTGTTCGTGCTGTAAGGAGGAAGAATGAGCAATGACTACAGTTACAGATTTACTTACGATTTTGGCTGTGATACTAGCAATTGTATCAGTGAGTTTACTTACAGTGATTACTATCAACGTATTTATAAGAACATTGAAAAGATTACCATTACCACGAGTATCATTACCAAAGGTAAAGATGCCGAAAAAGAGACAGAAGAATCAAAAGGAAAGGAGGACTGAAAGAATGAGTAAAGACAACGCAAGCGAAGGAATAACATTCAACGACATTTTTATGTTTATGATTGCCGTACCGCTAGTTTTACTCTGGGTTGGGTTTGCAGGGTTCGTTATACACACCGGACTTAATAACTCAGATGTTCTTGAAAATATTGAAGCGTATACAACTTTAATAGCTATATTAGGTGGGCCAGCCCTTCTAATTATTAAAGATGCTTTAGATGTTTGGAAACAAGAACAAGCAGAGAAAACAGCATTCTATAAGGTAAAGGCACAAGCAGTTATTGATTACAATGACGCTGCTCAGAAACAGATGCAGATGATTGAATCTAACGCCCAAGCGCAAGAACATAAAATAGAATCTGGTACAAAATTAACACCTATTAAGAAGAAATAGACATAAGCTTTATATAGTGTTATCCCCTATAAGTATATGTGGCTCCTATAAGGACCACTGAACCACAGGATACTTACGAAATACGTGTCCAACGGGGCCACACAACGAAAGCTTTATATACTAGCATGGTGTATTAGATTACAGGTGAACAACCTATGGCAAACGAAACAAATAACAACACAGCAACCAATAACACAGCTGAGAACAATACCGCAGATGACGGTAACTTAACAGCTATATTGGATACTGTAGAAGAATCAGGTTTGTTAGACACATTAATGGATGAACCATTACTTATGGCTATGGCTGCTTTAGTATTAGGTATGGCAGGATATATTGCTTATACCGTACCAGCAGTTAAAATGTTAGTCTTTAAATACTTAAAGAATAACGAAGATGAGTTAATGGGTATGCTAGATAAGAATCTAACAAAAGCTCAGATGAAAGCCTTTGATAAACTAGATGAAGCAGCTCAAAAGCATGTAAAAGACTCTTTAGTCCGTAATGTATTAATTACAGCATGGGACGAAAAAGATGATGAACTTGCTGGACTTGTTAAGTCTAAAGTTAAGGCAGCTCTTGACGAAGCCAAGTAATGGACGTCGAGGATTATGAAGCACGACTTCGTGAAAGGGTAGGAGAAGCTGAATATGCTAGGCATAAAGAGCTTGTCCGCCTTTTATCACGTAATTTGTGGCTTGAAAACGTGCTTTGGGAAGAAATTACTATATCTATTCGGGATGTTGACTTACGAACAGAGCTCTTGCGACAAAGGAATTCTATTGTTAGGGATATTCACACTGAGTTCCGTGCTCTTAATATTGAAGTACCTACTGTAACAGAACAGAATACAGAGAATTTTATGGCATTTCTAGGAGATATAGATGACACCCCAGACGACACCCCAAGTGAAAAACGAACAGAAGAATCTGAACGCAGCTATTAGTGGCAAATTAGCTCATGATAGTAGAGCACTTGAGGAAGTATTTGAAAAGTGTAGATTAGATGAAAAAAGAATGACCTTATTAGTAAGGGCATTTTGTCAAAGTTATTTAATTGACCAGAAAAGAAGACCACTTAAATTAAGACCACTACAAGAAAGAATAGTGGTTAAATGTTTAACCTATCCTGATGGGGATGTGGATAAACATCGTAAATTAGCAATTTTGGCTCCAAGAGGCAGTGGCAAATCCTATGCCCTTTCGGTAGCTGTATGTATTTATATGTTCTTTAAAAGATTCAGAGATTTAGTGTTTGTATTGGCTCCATCTGAGGACCAAGCTTCATTAATCTTTAATTATGTTTACAGGCATTTTGCAGATAATGCTTTTTTAATGAGCTTGATAGACCACTTTAGGTTTCACAATAAACCTAATATCACAATGAAGGGTGGGACGGTGCTTCGTAGAGCCCCTATTGCAGCATCAAATCAAGGTCAAGCTATTAGAGGACAACACCCAACATTTTTAGTTGTAGATGAGAGTCCTCTTATTGATGATAAATTGTTTATAGATAATGTAGAGCCATGTATTCTATCTAACAGAGCTCCTTTTGTTAATCTCGGTACTCCTAAAAGTAAAGAGAACCACATGTATAGATATTTATACGATGAAGATTATGAAGGAAGTTTTGATAGATTACATTTTACATGGAGAGATGCAGTTAAACCCGGTAGGGCTTATTCTGCACCTTATACTGAAGAAGATATGTTAACCAAAATGATGGAATGGGGAGAAGATTCAATATATTGGAGGACAGAATATGAGTGCGAGTTCGTCGAATCGACGTCGAACATCTTCAATCCCGAGCTACTACGAGGATGCTTCACAGGAGATACCTTTGTCGAATTTGGAGAAAAATATCCAAATTGTGTCGTTGGTGTCGATATTGGGAAGTCAGTTAATTCTACTGTTATCAGTGTCTGGGCTCTTGGAAAAGATGACGACAAGAATGTTGCTAGCCTTATCTACCTTGAAGAAATTGGTCCCAAAACAGGAGGACATGATATACCATATCAGCGAAAGCGTATTATGGATGTTGCTGTATCTTTTGGCGCTGGTAGGGTTGTTATCGACGCTACGGGTATTGGCGGGGCGATTGAGCAAGATATAAGAGTAGACTGTATTAAAGAAGAAATACATTTTATACCATTTATTTTTACAGGTGGACCGAAAGGTACTAAAACACAGGTCTACAGAGATTATGTATCCTATGTACAACAAGGGTGTATTAAGGTCCCTGACCCTAAAAACCTACCTCCAGACCAGAGTAGGTTGATGAATAAATGGTACAGAGAGCATGTAACATTAGAATATACTATGGATGCAGCTAATAAGACCGAAAAGATAGCTGCGCCTGATGGTAAGCATGATGACTATTGTGATAGCTCTGTGATAGGTATACACGCCTGTTTGGGCATGTTACCACCCGAATCATCCTTCGCTTCAGTCAATGTTAGTCATAAATCTAGGATGCCTCAGAAATATAGTGGCGCTTCTCCTGTTTTTGGCAAAACTTCTCGAACTTTTACTGTTAATAAGCAGTCTCCGGGCGGAATTTAGCGAAAGCTTTATATACTACTGTCTACTATTAGTATTTGATAGCCATGGCTTTAAGTGATTATTGGCCTTTCAATAGGCGTAGTTTTGCGACTAAAGGGACTGAACCACCATTCAGTAAGGATGACCCCCGCTCTTTCGGTGAAGGAGTTATACGCCGGATTCAACTGCAATCCAATGCCTTCGGGCGTGGTGGAGCGATGAAAGAACCGCAGGTTGGGGATTATAAGACTTATATGAATGTGTATTTAGCAGACCCTATTGTCCGTACGCTGATTGATTTACCATGTTTATACGCCTCTAAGGATAGTTATGACATAGTAACCGATAATGATGATGAGCGAATGGCTATCACCCAGCTTTTCGATGATATAAACATTGACCAGTTATTATATAGCTGGTTGCGTAATGGAAGAATCTTCGGAACAAGCTACATGGAATGGACTGGAGATAATCTGGTATTAAGGTCTTCTCAGAACATGTACGTTCAAAGAGATGAGAATGGACAGATTAAATATTACTTCCAAGATTTGGGAGATGATAAAGAATCAATAAGATTTGAGGAGGAGGAGATAATTGAATATAAGAATAACCCATTCGATGATTATGCTTATGGTCTATCTGACATCCATCCAATTCTTTATTTGGTTGACCTTAAAGATTATGCGGAACGGGATATTGGAGCTGCTCTCAATAAATACGCTAATAGTCGCTTTGATATTAGCGCTGGACTCCCCGATATGCCTTATGGTCCTGATAAAATTAATGAAATTGTATCGGCCTTCAACGGATTAGAACCCGGTGAAGATATTATACATGGTAATGATATAGAAGTTAAGGAACTTCAAGGTACGCAACGTGCGTTTGAATATGGTAAGTATACAGACGACATTCTTAAAAAGATACATATGGCTTTGAAAGTCCCTATGACTATGTGGGAAAGACCTGAACAGGCTCGCCCTATATTTGAACCATATGTAAAACATCTTCAGGCTGCTATAGAATCAGCCATCAATCAACAGCTCATGCCCCAAGTGGGTTCAGGTGAAGCTAAATTTAGATTCCGTCAAATGAATGTGGATGACGCTTTTGTTAAAGCAAAGACTGACATGATATACCTTTCAGAGGGAGTTCTTTCTCCTCAAGAGGTAAGATTGGAAAGAGGTTTAAATCCAGATGGTGTGCAGGAACTGCAAGATACAGCAGAAAATGCAAACATTTCTGGAGGAAAAGACCAAGATAAGAAAGAAGAGTCTGCAAGGACAGAAAAACGCGCTGGTAATAAGCCAGCTGCTAACGCAACAGGGGACAGAAAAAATGAGCAATAAAGATTACGAGCGATGTTTAATAGATGTTGGGCCTACGTTAAAGAAACGTGGGATTACAGACTATGAAGAGATTGCGGCAAATTTATGCCGTATGAGGGTAGATGAAACTATGAGTGAAAGAAATTTCGCTATGGATTCTGCCGGGGACCAAACAGTTCAACGAACTTTTTCGTTGGAAGTTGGAGAAGTAAATACAGTGGAAGACTTTATAGAATTTCCTGTTATAGCTATCACATCGGGTCCCCACGATGAGGATGGTGAACAAAAGGTATTTATCGAACCTTCCATTCTTAATAGAAGTTTAGAAGCTTTTGAAGAGCTTCCTGTTTACTACAACCATCAACGAACTGATGACGATAAACTCGGCATGGCTATCAACCCCGAAATTGTCGAACTTGATGATGGTAAGCAAGCAATTAAGATGCTCGCACGCATCCATAAAGATGCAGCAAAAGCAAATGAAGTGATGGATAGAATTGAAAACGGTAAAATGACGCATGTCAGTATTGACTGGTTTTCTAAGGACGTTGATGTTCTTGGTGAACCCTTTGCTACTGAAATACGTCCAGTAGAGGTGAGCTTCATTGATAACGAAACTCGCACACCCGTTTGTGAATCATGTACAATTGACACGAAATGTAACGAACACCGTGAATTCGGTGAAAAAGATTCTGATTGTGGCTGTGGTGGTCACGATGAGGAATCATGTGCCTGTGAAACACACGGGACACACAGCGAGGTATTAACTATGGCTGAGGAAACAAATGTAGAAAATACATCAGAAGCTGATGGTATCGTAGAGCGTGAATACGCAACTATGAAAGCACAGCTTACTGAGATGAAGACCTCACACGAAGAGTTGAACGCTAAACACGAGGAAGCACTCGCTATTATAGCTAAATTCGAAGAAGCAGAAACTGCAAGAGCTGAAGCAGAAGCAGAAGCACGCAGAAGCAATTTCGTTAGCACAATAGTAGAGAAAGAAGCACTTTTAGGTAAAATCGAAGATGATGAAACCAAAGAAGCTCGTGCTAAGGAGCTCACAGCTTGGGATGAGGTTAAGCTAGAAGGTTTCAGTATCGCTATGGAGTCTATGCCAATACCAGAAGAGTCAGAACGCACTTTTGGAAAAGGTAAGGCCCATGATGACACTGAAAAAGCCGTTGAGGAAGATTCCGAAACACCACGCATGTTTGCGATGGAAGGTGGAAGAATTGTCTTCAAAGGAGAAGAAAAATAGGTGATGAAATATGGCAGCAGGAATTAACATATTAGTTAACGACGGTGGTGCCCCAGCACGTATTATGAAAGTAGGAAATGCAGCAGCAGATATAGATGCTGGTACATTCGTTATTTTTAATGGTACAGCAGTGGCAGCAGCTGACTCAGATTTACCAGACCAATCAAATGCAATAGGTGTTCTATTTGTCGATGCGACAAGTGGAGACCCAGCATCAGTTCTTACAGGAAGCGGCCTTATGGTCTACTTGAAAGCAACTGGAACGATTGCAGCAGGTAATAATCTAAGTCACGACAATGCAGGACTTGCTAAGAACGCAGGTATAGCAGCAACAGACCAAAGATTGGCAGTTGCGCTCGAAGCTAAAGGCGCTACCCACACCGGGTTCGTAAAGGCGATGCTCCTATAGGTATAAGGTGATAAAATGGTTACAGCAAAAGAAGGATTAATGACATCCAATCTCAGTGCAACCGCAAACCGAGTACTTGTAGATTACAAGGACGCTATCCAAGACTACAAAGTCACGGATATGCCTGTAATACAATTATTCGCAGAGCGATTTACCACAGAGACTGGTGGCGACGTAGACATTACGTTCGCAAAACCATCAATGGCGATGGAACAGATAGAAGAAGGAGACACTCCTAGCTATCAACACACTGACTTGAGAAACGAAAGAGTCTCAGTCAAAGAGTGGGGAATAGCAGTAGGTGTCACCCGACGTATGTTGGAAGACTCAAGGTTTTCGGAAATGGAGCTTGCTCTAAACGAAGCCCGAAGAGCCGTTCAACGTCACGTAACGCAGCACTTTGTATACACAGTGTTCGGTATTGGGTCTACCCTATACGGTACAGGTGTAAGCAATGTCAGCATTGACAAAGATACTACAGAAGCAAATTTGGTATCCTTTACTAACAACCCACACGGTGGATTCTACGGTAAAGCACCAAACACTTCAGCAACTAGAATCAACGATTACGCAGAATACACTGCCGCAGAATTGGCCTTACTAGGTCCAAACACTGGCAGTCACTTCTTCGCAGCTCAAGATTCTGATTCTGATGCAACTGGAGATATTGCACTCAATGATATAACCGCTGCAATGGAGCTTATTAACGCAAAGGGCGGAACCGCAGACACAGTCATGATTTCCCCTTCACACTATAAGACTCTATTAAACTTAGCAGATTTCACTGCACCATTCGCATCTGGGGAACCTCAGAAAGGTGGTCTTGATTATGTTAATGAGACATCCGCTAGTGGACTAGTTGGTCAACTCTATGGTTTGAATGTTTACATGAACCACTGGATACCACAAGACCGCTTTGGTGTCTTTGATATGAAGGTGAAACCTGTAGGTTACGTCGAAAGACGCGGCCTAACCGTCGAAGAAGCTAATCCCGGATTCGGAATTACTGGTTCTTACATGTCCATGAGATATGGATTGAAAGTTATCAGACCTGAAGCTGGTGTTATCGTTATTGGCGATTAAGTAGGTTCTATCTAGTTAAAATAATAGTTCGGGGGACACTATAAGCGAAAGTCCCCCACTTTGAAATGTAATGGAAGGATAGAGGCCAGTATGACGAAGAAGTTACAATTTAGAGCAAAAAAACGCAACGACCCAGTAAAAGATTATGGTTTAAAACCGACCAAGGGAGCTGGGGGCACGCCACTACAACTCGATGATAGATACATCTCTAAACAATATCTGAAAGCAAAGATAGATGATAGAATCAAAAATGATGAGTTTGATGCTGATACTTGGGATGACGACACAGAGAACACTGCTTCTCGTGAAGTTTTATTTAATAAAATTAACTCTATGGTTGCTGTATCCGATGTTTGGGTAAAGAAAGCAGATACTGCTAATACGAACATAAGGGCACTTAAAACAGGCAACTATGCTATAGGCCCTACTAATTTCACTTCTGATGATGATTGGGAGAAGCTCTATTTAGCTGGCAATTTTAAGCTAACGGGTAACATTATTGGGACTGACGGTATGACAATAGGGCCTAGCTCTGGTCAAGTTACCTTAAATAGTTCTAATGGAGCCAAGTTAGCTACTAAGTTTGCTATTGGAGCCACTGACCCCACAATTCCATTTGAAGTTCAAGTTGCTGGTTCAGCTGCAACTAAGGACGATGGAACTGGTATTGCCCAGTTTGGAGCTGATGGTAGTGCTAATCTAGGATTGGATGCTAATGATATACAATCAAGAAGTGGTGGAAATGGTGCTGATTTATATTTAAACCGTACTGGAGGTAACTTATATCTAGGTTCATCAGATGGTGATACTTATGTACAAGGTGATTTGATAGTACAGGGAGATGCTACAACTTTAAATACAGCTACTTTAGCAGTAGAAGATAATATAGTATTATTAAATAAGGGTGTAACAGGAACTCCTTCTACTAATGCAGGATTAGAGGTAGAAAGAGGAAGCAGTACTAACGTAGGATTAAGATTTAATGAGACTACAGATAAATGGCAAGTAAATGCCTCTGATGTAGATACAGCTAATGCATGGAAGGATATAGGAGTATTAGGAGCTGGTATTGGTACAGTTAATCAGATAGGTACTAATACAGCATCTGTTTTATCATTATCAACCACAACAGATACTAATGATACTATTAATTTTGGTGATAAGTTTGTACAGTTAGCTGGTGATGTAATGGCTGAAAATACTACAGGTAAATTTGTTATAGGTAATGCTGGTGACCAGACAGCTGGAAGAAACAAACTTGAAATATATGGAGGAGCAGCATCTGATTCTCCTACAGCGTCTGCTTTATTTGTACATGGTAATATCTCTGGAGATACCAAGACTTTTAATATAGAACACCCGCTTAAGAAAGGTATGAGATTAATACACGGTTCTTTAGAAGGACCTGAATTTGGAATGTATCAGAGAGGTACTATAAAGTCTGTTATACAAATAGAAGAAATACCATTACCTGAATATTGGAAAGCAATGGTTGGTGATTATACAGTTTTACTTACACCTCATGGAAACTATAATGTATGGCTTGAAGAGAAAAATAAAACAATGTTTAAAATAAAAACTAATGCTGATGCTATTGATGGTCCATGGCTTTGCGAATGGATAGCAATAGGTAGAAGAACTGATGCAAAATTGGAGGTAGAAGTAGATGCCACAAAGTAGAATATTAATAGGAGTAGGTGGAGACCAGAACGACGCAGTTATGAATTTTCAAAGAGATTCAGATGATGACGGAGAATTTGATGATATAGATTTACAGGTTTTTGAGTTGAATGTATCTAATTCAACCGTAACCGCAAAATATTTAGTAATAGATGGAGGTACATTCTAGTATGACCGCAAACCGTATTCTACATAAACGTAGTGTAAAAGGTACAGCAGTCCCAACAACTGGTGATTTAGATGAAGGAGAATTGGGAATTAATGTTAGAGACGGTAAAATGTATACTAGAAAGGACTCCGATGGTTCATCACCAGAAATTATAGAAATAGGTCAAAAAGGTTTAAAAGGAGCTCAAGGTGCTACAGGACCTCAAGGAGATAAAGGCCAAAAAGGACAAACTGGTGATAAAGGTGACATTGGAGTTAAAGGTGTTACAGGGGACAAAGGACAAAAAGGAGGAGCTGGACCTACAGGAGCTGATGGACCACAAGGTCCTCAAGGTTCTCAAGGAGCTACTGGTGCACAAGGACCACAGGGACCAGCAGGACCAACAGGGCCTCAAGGTAATAAAGGAGAACCCGGAACTAAAGGAGCTACTGGTGGTGCTGGACCACAAGGTAGTAAAGGACAAAAGGGTGAAGTAGGAGCTCAAGGACCACAAGGAGACGCTGGTCAAA